CAATAATGATAAAGCAAAAACTATCTTTTTCATATTATACTCCTTTTAGCGTGTATAATAATATAACGCCTTAGACTTGTATTTAGTTGACTTATTTGGCTTCTTTACGTGCATTTTTAACTGCTGTAACATCGTTACGAGTTTCTTTACACAATTTAGCAAGTTCTTGCAAGTATTTGCGTACACGGGTTCCTGCGGCACCTACTTCTTTATCGTAGAACTTTTCGAAGTCGCCTTCCATTGCTTCTACTAGTGCTGTGAATTCTGAATATTTTGTTGTCATTTACTTCTCCTTGATTAAAGTATTTTAGAATACTTAGTCCTAGTATACACTAGGCGGAAATAAATGTCTAGTTAATTGGCAAATACGTTGCCGCTAGCACTTGTAATTTTGGCACCACACCCGTAAGTATCTCCGAGTCTGCCAATGTTTTTTCCATTGGCAAACACGTTGCCGCTAAAAGTTGCTAGGCCAGGTGCGTGATTGGCGCAGGCAGATCCGTTGTGATGTGATTGAACAGCATCGCCTGAACGGACAACACCAATCCCATTTACAAACACATTTGCGGAACCTGCATCGGTTGCCACAGTAGTAGGAGCCGCATTACAGTTCTTGCCTCCTACTGCTCCGTGTACAGTATTAACTGTATCTGTTCCTTGATCTCTTGCTATTCCTGGCATATAATTATTTATACTAGTGCAATACCGCTAGTCGATTGCAAGAACTGTTTAGCAAACTCAGCATCTGTTGGCTCTGCTACTGTAACTGTAGTTTTTAATAGTTTAACATCAGCATCTGGGCTAACTGTAAACAAATATGGCATTAGGCCTGGACCTTGTGGACCCATTCCGATTACTTGCGGCTTTGATAGTTTGTAATAACTATCAGTTTCTTCTGTTAGTTTTGCAACCAACTCTTCTCCACTTGTTAGTTTAAGGGTGATTACTTCACCTGCTGCTACGCCTTTTGAAATTAACATATTATACCTTTTCGAAATGTTTTTTGAGTTCAGTGAACCCGCCTATTAATTTATCGTCTAAAAAGATTTGTGGAACAGTTCTGGCATTAGGTACCGCTTCCAATAACTGTTCACGTGTGTACTCTTTTTGAATGTTACGTTCTTCAAATTCAATGCCTTTCATTTTTAATAATGCCTTTGCTTGATCGCAATAGGGGCACTGATTCTTACTCCATACTATAGCTGTCATTTTTATTCCTTATAATGATGGTAAAGCATCATAATCTAGTACATCGCTCATTACGCCAATAACGTAACTAGTTGATTCACTTTCTTGTAATGCTGTTTGTTTTTTACTTGTGTCAGTATGCTTGTTGAACCAAGGGATTGGTGTGCTACGTGGAGCAGGGCTTTGATATTTGATACCAATGTCTTTAAGTGCTCCTACGGCTGTATAGTCCACAAAATCTTTTAGAATGTTAGCATTCAATCCAATAACTGGCCCTTTGATAAACAAATAGTCTGCCCACTCTTTTTCTTCTCGAATCACATCCATATACAACTGATATACTTCTGCTTCACATTCTTGTTTGGCATTAGCAAAACGTGAGTCCTCTTTAATCACTTGATTGATCAAATAGGCTGTCCAACCTTTGTGTAGCAATTCGTCTTGAAGGATCAAACTAATAATGTTTCCATTGCCCATAAAGATTCTGTTCTCTACCATAGCAAGACTTGTAGCAAAGCTAACCATAAAGCGAAACGCTTCTAGTGCGTAGCTGGCATTGAGTGCTAGCCAAATTGCTTTGATATGTTCTTGTTCGTCGACTTCGCCTTCATTGCTTGATTCTTTCAAACAATTAAGTTTATGTAAATCATCATAGTACTTGCCTACGCTACTGGCCATACTGATAATCTCTTGTGTGTCGTGGATTGTGTTGAACACATCCTTAGGCACATTATAGATGTTACGGATTATATGGCTGTAGCTCTTGCTGTGGATGTTGGTTTCAAAGAATCCCCAGTTGTACATAAGAGCTTCAACTTCGGGCAAGGAACACACTGGAGTAAATACCTGCGTTGGCCCTCTACCTTGAAGACTATCAAGTGCTGTCTGACGTAATAGATTGCTGGTAAAAATATGTTTAATTGCATCGCTTGCATCCTTAAAATCGTTGGCGTCTTTAGTAAGACTAATCTCTTCGGGTTGCCAGAAGAAGCCTCGGGCTGTCGCTTCAAAATCTGCAATCTTCTTGTATTTAACTTCTTCGAATCGTTGAATGGTTACAGGACCTGCTGGATCCAGAAACATCTTGCGATTCAAGTAGTCTGTACGTGTATTTAAGTTATATTGTTGTTTGCTCATATTAATATTTTCCTGATGCAAGTACTATCTTGCAAATATGTTCTAATCGTTCTATGTGCTCATAGGCACGCCACGGGCTTGTATCAATAGCAACAACTCCGTGACCTTTAATGCCTACGATGTCATATTTTATATTGCCTTGTCCATCCAACCCTAATTTGTCAAAACACTGATCAGCAAGTTCTTGACTAATAGGTGGAACATCTGGAACATTAGGTGCTACTCTAGTATAACGATTAAGTTCTGGAAATGCATCGCTAATAGTACTAAGATCGATCCCGGCGTGCATTGCGGCAATACAGTAGGTAGGATGAACGTGTACAACTACACGGACTTCGTCACTGTGCTGGCCCATTGCACGTTGTAGTCCAAAGTGTAAAGGTATCTCTCCGCTGGGCTTTAAGTTAGCACTAATATCAGTGTAGTATTCTTCCTGCCACAACAGTCCGTGGATACTAATCTTTTTAAATTGATCCGGTTGTAGTGTTTGTTTACGAACACCGCTAGGTGTAATGTAAAAATGATCACGGTCGTGATGACGTATACTTACGTTACCATCACGACTGGTAATCCAATTACGCTTGTATGCGTCAACTAGTATGTCACAAATAGTTTCTAACATTATAACTTACAGCTTTCGCAGTCCTCTTGGTCATCAAAGTCGATCGGCTCTAACATTGTAGGAGCTTCTTCGGCCTCCATCTTAGCACCTTGTTTATTGATCAAACTGTAATAGAATGTTTTTAAACCCCAAGCGTGTGCCTGCATTAGATTTTTAGCAATCAATGTTGTTGGCACCTTACGTTCTGGAAAGTGTGCTGGATTATAGAAAGTGTTTGTACTAATTGATTGATCAACATAGGCCGCAAGTACTGCCGCGGTCTTTAAGTAACCGTCACAATCTGTTTGTTCCCACATCAACTGATATTTGTTCTTAAGTTTATGGTACTCAGGAACAACCTGTGTTAAGGATCCTGCTTTTGATTCCTTAACGCTAATCAATTGCATAGGCATTTCAATACCATTAGTACTGTTAATAACAACACTTGAGCTTTCAACTGGAGCAATAGCCATCAATGTGCCGTTACGTACTCCGTATTGTTTCATATTAGTGCGTAGTGTTTCCCAATCAAGCTCCGGAGTAAAGTCTGCCAATTCATTTGCGCCTTTAGCACGTAACTCCCAAGGAAATGTTCCCTGGCCATAGCGTGTCTTATCACTATGTGTACACGCTCCGCGCTCCTTAGCCAGTTCAACTGTAGCTTCAGTAAGGTAAAAGGCCTGATGCTCCATCCAACTCTTAACATCCTGTAAGGCATCTTTGTCGCCATACTTGAGTCCACGTTTGGCGTGCCAATAGGCTAGGTTAGTAACACCAATACCTAGTGGTTGGATTTCATCATTACTCAACTTAGATTGAATGGATAGGAAATCTTGGTAATCAAGTATGTTGCATAGACTACGCTGTAAAATACGGCAAGCACGGCGCATATCTTCTGGATTACGGAATGCTCCCCAGTTGATGGAGCCGAGTGTGCAAAGAGCAATGCGGCCATCAGCATCATCAAGACGCTTAAAAGGTTTAGTAGGTAATAGGATTTCACAGCATAAATTACTTTGATAAATTGTGTGGTACTCAGGATCAAACGGTCCTTGATTTTGCACATTGTCAATGAACACTAAGTAGATACGGCCTGTATCAGTGCGTTCTTTTAGGATACCACCTTTGAATACTTCTTCTGCGGTCATTACTTTTTTACGCAGATCTGTACGCTTTTCATATGTTACATATAGTTCTTCAAATCGTTCTGTATTCTTATAAAATGCTTCGTACAAATCTGGAACCTCATTTGGATCAAAGAATGTTATGTTTTCTTTGTTTTTAAATCTTCTCCAGAAGAAGGCAGACAGTACCACTCCATAGTCCATATGTCGAACCCGAGTTTCTTCTGTGCCTTGATTATTTTTAAGAACAATAAGGTCATCAAACTGATGATGCCAGATGGGGTAAAATACAGTAGCACTTGCATTACGAATGCCTCCTTGACTGCAACTACGAAGGTCACCAAACCATTTCTTTAAGAATGGAATCATACCAGTGTGCATAATTTCTCCGCCACGAATAGGAGCACCTAACGGACGTAAGCGACCAATCTCTAAACCAATGCCAGCACGTTTACTGGCATACTTGGCCATCATTTCGCCTGACGCGAAAATACTGTCCAAATCATCATCCGAGCGAATAAGTACGCAACTA